ATCCGTTGCGACAGCCTCTCCGATTTTCTTGTAATAGGCTCTACTTGATACGCCCAGGATCGCCGCCAGGAATACACCGAGAGCCGCGACACTCGCACCGATCTCGGAATAGTACGGGATTCCCCATATTTTCCCGAGCGTCAGGATCAGGACCTCAAACGCCGGAATGAATACCAGCGCGAACCATTTCAGACGATCATAGCTAATATTTGACAATTTCATGATATTTACCTCCTTGATCACGCGTTTAACATCGAGACATTATTTCCGTAACTGATCGATGAAAGTTTCAGATTTGTTGTGAAGCCGGTTCCGCCGATAATAGAATCATTTGTGAAGGACGGCGGAGTTGCTATCCCGTCGGAGCTTATTTTGTAATTTCCGTTCGCGTCCTTTGCACAAATCATATTGTTTATAAACTCGACCGACATTTCATTAATCCAATCGTTCCCCTCCATGTCGACATTTACAGTTGTATCTCCGACATATACAGCGATAATATCCTCGCAATACATTGTATTGTTTATGAATCTCATTAGCTGCCCGGTGACGTTCGAAAAATATGCGGACGGCTGCCTATTGTGGAAGTACAGGACACCTCTTTTGTTGTATAGAGGATTGGCAATATCTGCCGGAGGTTTTCCTGACCATATGTCACAATCTCTGACAATAACTGTATTGTCTTTATATCCTCCAATGCCGAGAGCTGCGCGGTGATTGTTTCTGATAATACAGCCCTCAATAATAAGAGTCCTCCCCTGAGCGTGAGCATTATCAGCATGGATCGAATAGTCGAGCATATAATTCGACGTGTCACTTGCGTCCGTTGTCGGATCACTCGCGTCTGATATGATTGTAAAATTTGCTATCCGACCGCTGTCCATTTCAACCGCTGGCGTTGAATAATTGCCCGTTGTATTTAAGATAATGCAAGTATTTTTATCAACGCCGATAATATCAATCGTTTTCCCCCATGCCTCTACCGGTTCGGTGTAAGTGCCAGGATAAACGAGGATTGTATCACCATCTACCGCAGCCGCAACCGCGTCGGCTATATTAATATATTCTGCGGATCCGTCGCCTGAGACAGTTAAACAATTTCCGACCGAGTCAAATGAAATTGTTTCATAGGTTATGAACCCCGTCACATTAAGCCCGGTAAATGTTTGCAGCCCTGAGAAGCTGAGCGAAGTCGATTCGAGATCTGTCGTTCTGTATGCGTTGAAATCCTTTGTCGTATCTGTAATCTGAGAGATGAGATTCGTATCGCCTACAACGGACACCATTATCGGATTTTTAGCTCTATATCCGATATTAAATACATTCATATCATAAGCAGCATACGATTGAACGTCTTTCAAGAACACTCTTGTAAGAGTCCCGTTTGACAATTCCCAGCCCTCTATTTTTATCGAGCCTCCTGTCAGCCGACAGCGAACCGAAACGCTTTTGATTAAGCCATACGCGAAGCCATTCAGGAACCAGCGATTTGTCGTGGATATAGCCGCACCTGTAGCCGCTCCGGTGTTGTATTCCGTATCTATTACGGTGCTATTAGTTATTTGGGAAAACGCTGATTCAAGGTTTTCGACGGTTTCGATTATGCCTTGATTTACATAATCAACATATCCCGTTACATTTAGACCGGAAAAGCTCTGTAATGCGCTGATCAGGAGACTTGTTGACGTTAGATCTGTAGTCTTGTATGCGTTAAATGGCGCGTTGACATCAATAATACACAGTACAGTATTAGTAGAAGCCACAACAGAAACCATATATTTACCCGACGCCAAGTCACTAAGATCAGCAGACACCCAACCGGATGAGACTCCATTAATGGAGACAGTTTTGATTAATGACAGCGCGGTTTCTGCGTTGTTCACTTCCCAAACCTCGATCTTGATAGAGCCCGTTGACATTGTTCTTAAATTAACCTTTTGAGGTTTCCCGTCTACCGTTCCATTTAAGAACCAGCGGTTTGTTGAAGAGATTGCGTTTCCGGTAGGAGTTGAATCGTTATATATTGTTTGCATTGAAGAAAAGCCTGTCGCTTCTGTCAAATTCTCTTCAGCCTCTTCGAATTGCCCTCTTATCGCGTCCCCAAGAGAAGGATAAACAACATCATTCGCCCCGAGTCTCGCGTCAATGATTTCCTCCTCTGTTGGAGCTGGATTCGTGATTATATTATCGATTCGATCATTCAGCGGTTTAAGCAAACTGTTAGCCGTGACTTTGCCTGTATCCGTTCCGTCATCAACCGCGAGAAACGCTCCCGTGTTAATATCATTTGTAAAGTCATTTAATTCATGAATCTGCATTTAAGCACCTCCATTTATTATTGTTCCTGTAACTGTAAGATCACCGCCGACCGAAGCCGATCCCGTAACGGTCAGCCCGCCGGTTGAAACATTCGAACCGGATATATTCTCCGCTGATATGTTTCCCGTAACGGTCAGCCCGCCGGTTACTCTTAAATTCCCCGAGATAGTGAGTTCCGGGAACGTCCAAGTATTCGACGCCAGGTTATAGATCTGCGACCAGCTTTCCGAATTTATTCCGTTTCTGCTTATCGAGATTCCGTTCTGATCGAGCCGGATCACGTTGACCGCGTCCGCTTTACGAGGCGCGTCCATTATATAAATCAGCTGAGGGAGTCCGTCCGAGTCTGCCGGTATCGCAACATATCCTCCGAGATCGCCCCGGATAAGCTGAACGGCGAGATTGAGCTGAGCCCTTAGTCCGTCCGGCGTGACTGTATTCTCAACAGCTACATTGATCTGATTTTGCGTCAGTCCCGACAATGTCGTCGGCAGCTCGTTAAGCGTAATCTCGTCATATCTGTCGAGCAGCGTATTATAAACAGTTTTAACGACCCGCTCTCTGACCGCATTGACGCCAAGCTCAGGATAATACACCCGCACCGTATCGCACAGATTGACACGCTGGAGCGGAGCATAATTTTTATATTCTTCCGTTTGCCATAGCTGAACGAAATTAACTTCGAAGCCTTCCGTCGGTTTCCACGCTTCGGAGCTGTCGAGGAGCTGCTGCGCTTTTTGCCTCATAGCTACAACCGTCGGCATCGACTCGAAGTATTGATTCATCGGATATGGTATTGCCACGATGTAAGCCGTCCCGTCATCATATGAAAGATAGCCCTCGGGGAGCGTCCTGAGAGCTCCTGTCTGCTCATCTATCCAATACGGAACGATTGCGTTATATGACGAGCCGTTATCGACCTTGTGCGTGATGTTCGTCAAGTTCTTGCCGTAACGGATTTCGACGTCGGTTTCTCTGCCTTTATCCTGATAAAGACGGACCGCAAATTTATCGAACTCATAATCGCCGCGTCCGTACACATCCAGCAGAGATCCCTGTTCTCCTCCGAGGATCGTTCGCACTATCGAAGGAACCTTTATTTCATAATCCCCCGCCGTTGCTTTGTCCGTCCAAAACGTGAAATCGTCGTCTCGATCTGTAACGACATTCGCCTGGATCTTCGTCATCGCATCAGCTGCCGATGTAGCTTTGAACGGCATGACGACCGCATTGCTGAGCCTATAACTGATGTGATGCGCGTAGAACGTAACGAGTCCGTTGATCGGTGCAGATCTCGCGTATATGTCGAACGGCTGAGGGATCCGGCTGTTGTCATGCGTCGCGTAGATTATCGACCGCTCCTGTATTTTGTCATACAGCGGACCGGTTATCGGATAATCAAATTCACATTCAAAGACCCCATTTCGTTCCCGGGAAGTCAAACAGCGAGTACAATCCGCGAGGAACCCGAGTCCGCCCGTTGTGAATCGCTTTTCAGATTGATCAAATAAAATAGGGATCATAAGCGCCACCACCTCGGAATTATCTCGAGCTGCGTAATCGTCGGGCTCATTCTGATCGGCTGCTCACCTGGCGGGATCTTCGGCATAACCGAATCGACAAACTCAATATATCCGAGCATATTTGTCGGATAAACAGCTCCGTTAACAAACTCGAGACCGATTTCAATCTCCTGAGTGATCTGATTCCCGTGTTCGTCTGTCCACGGATAGAGCTTTCCGGCTGGCAAATACGCCTCCATGATTTCGGAATCTATCCATATCGTCCCGGGATTGTTTGAGACAATAAAGCGATACTCTCCATTATCTCCGATTGAAACCGTACCGTTGCCGGACACCCTAATCAGCGGAGACGATTCAAACAGCGTCGGATTTATGATTTCCCCGTTCTGCGTATAAATGAATGATGTCTCTCCGGATATAAGGAAACGCTGCGGCTTACAGTCAAATTTAAGAGTGAAGCCTCCCGCTCTTGTGATGTGAATCGGCTCGACTTCAAGACCCTCACGGTATACACCGAGGCGGAACTCGTCCGGATGATAAGTGTCCGTCAATCTCTTGTAGTTTCCTCTCGATGCGAGCGCAGATCTGAATTCTCCGAGACGCTTTCTGAATATGTCCTCAAAACCAGCTCCAATAAAAGCCGGATATTCGACCTCAATATTTTCAAATACTCCCTCGTCCATGAAGAGGGATCCGTTTCGCCCTGGGACCGAGATCATTTCGCCCCGACGGGCCGGAGCGTTGAAAACGCCGTCTCCGGAAATGAAAACTCCGAAGTCCGACGAATCAACGCCGTCATATGTTAGATGATTTAATAACCCCATGCTTTAGCCCTCTGTTTTTCTCTTCTGACAAGAACCTGTTCGACCGCTGTCGCGATCTGATTTACATCCATTCCAGGAGCAGCGTTAATAACGATTGTCGGGCTGTCTCCTGATCCGGCAGCAGCGGCTATGTTGTCGAGCTTATTCCATAACGTATCAAGCGGAACGACAGCCTCAGGACCGGCTTCACCAATACCGGCAATAGTCGGACTGTTGAAAATACCACCTGTCTTATACCACTCGATTTTTACACTCGGAGCCTTTCCTTCTCCGCCGATTCCCCACGGTACTTTACCACCACTAATTTTGAAGTGAGGCAGCTTAACACCGGAGAATATTTTACCGAGCTTAATCGGGAATAGTCCTTTGATTTTCTGTATTGCAGAACTGACGAGACTCTTTGCTGTATCGATTGGCTGCGTTATCGCGCTCTTAACCGCATTGAACGCCGTCCTTACGCTCGTCGATATTCCACTAAACGCCGTAGTAATCGCTGTCTTAATGGAGTTAACAACCGTTGTGACAGTAGTCTTTGCTGCATTGATCGGAGTCAGGATCGCCGTCTTGATTCCGTTCCATATCGAGACCGTTGTCGCTTTCAAAGCATTGAACGCAGTCGTTACAGCCGTCTTGATACCATTAACGACCGTCGTGACTGTTGTCCTTATGCTGTTGAGGACTGTCGAGATCGTATTCCTGATTGTGTTGATGACAGTCGAGACGATTGTCTTAATGCCATTGATCGCCGTCGAGATTGCCGATTTGATGGATTCCCAAACCTTCGCGGTCGTCTCTTTGACGTTTTCCCACGCCTCCGAAATACTTTCCTTGATTTCTTCGAACGCTTTGACAATGTCCTTCTTGAGTTTCTTCGCCTTCGCTTTGATTTTGTCCCAATTCTTATAGAGCAGCACGCCAATTGCAACGAGCGCAGCAATAACCGCGATCGCGATCCCGACCGGTCCCGCAATGGCCCCGAGTGTAACTCCGAGCG